TGGACGATTATGAAACAGAGGTAGAGGATTGTGAAAGCGAAGATGAAGCATTAAACATCGTATTAAATAACGAGGTGTTAGGCGGTGGATTACTTGATTTTGAAATTGAGGAGGTGTCTGATGAGCTATAAACTACTATCAGTAAACAGCAATCCAAAAATTAAAAAGAGTAATAAATTATCAGAGAAGTATTGGTCATGCATACTACATCTACGACCTATTAACACTCGTATCTGTCCGTATCAAATACAAGCAGGTTGTAAAGAAGCCTGTTTAAATACAGCAGGTATGGGTGGTGTATTCCCTAGTATTCAAGATGCTAGACAGCGCAAGACAGATTTGTTTTTAAATAATCGTGATGAGTTTATGACTCAGTTAGTTCTTGATGTTATAAAATTTATCGGTGCTTGTGGTCGTAAAGGTAAGAAGCCTGTTATTAGATTGAATGGTACAAGTGATATACAATACGAAAAGATTATAGTTGAGGGTGGACAAAACATTTTTGAAATGTTTCCGCAAGTACAATGGTATGACTATACTAAAATACCTACAAGAAAGGTAGATCATATACCTAACTATCATTTAACATGGTCATACAGCGAAGCTCATTCTGAATATGCGCATTTGTTTGATGAAGTTAAACATAAATATAATATTGCGGTAGTCTTTAAAGATAAACTTCCTAAAACTTTTAGAGGACTTAGAGTTATAGATGGTGATAAACACGACCTGAGATTCATGGATAAAGCTAAACGAGTTGTTGGCTTAATAGCTAAAGGACCTGCTAAAAAAGAAGACAACGGCTTTGTTATAGATAATCTTAGAAAGATCTATGCAGACTATGCGTGGAGGTATTAAGATGGAAGGTTTTTATATTGATCCCGAAAGTCAAACAGTACAACACATTACATTACAACAGTCAATAGATAAGGGTTTGTTAGATATGAGACAAACCATTCAGCTTATATTAAAAGTTGATATAGTATGTAAGATGTGGTATAATGAATCCTATAATCTTTATTATCAAGATCAACAAGAGCTAAGCAAACACAAAAAATTACATTGGTTTAAAGTTGAAGTTGAAAATAAAGAAAAGTTTATAAGTGGTGATGCTGTATTAGTTCCTAGTTATTTAGAAGAAACTTTGGATCTTGACAACACAATAACTTGGGTTGCTGATTACACACCACCGCTACAAGATTTTATATTATGAATAAAAAACAATTGAAAAAATTAAAACCTAGAGTAAGGACTATTCAAGCAGAATGGTTACGCACTCTAGTATCAGAAGAAGAAGCTAACTCTATTACAATAGAAAATGTTTCTGATCTTTTATCTAAACAAACACATACCTTTATTGGTGGCAGGTTTGAATTATCATTCATGTCTGATAAATGGATATTGAAAAAATTAAAAAAAGATCCGAGCATTAATACTTATGTAGAGTTGATGGCATCTATTAATAAAAAAGAAACTAAGGAGAACGCATGGAAAATTACATAGCAACAGTTAGGTTAGTAGGTTCTACAGATATTGTAGAACTTTTAAACTTTGGGGAATCACCTGAGGAAATCGTAGACAATTTAGTCTTGATGAATAATGTAGAATTTTTATATCACATTAAAAGAGAAAAAGATAATGAGGTTTGGGATATTGATGAGGCGCTTGAGCCTTTAAGAAAGATAAGAAAAATTCTTGATGATGCAGACTCTAGCAATATAAACTTAGAAATTTTATTGGAAGAGGTTGATGCTATTGTAGAAGATAAAAATAAATTAAATTAAACTTGCAATAGAATTTCTTTTGTGGTATAATTGACGGCAGTTAGAGAAAAAATTGAGTATCGGATACCCTCTATCTCCTGACATAATTAATCCGATTAAGGCTCGTAAGGGTAGCCTGCTCACTAACCCTTACACAAAATTAATATTAACTTTAAATTAGAGGAAAAATTATATGGCTATAATAAAAGGAAAAGCTAAGTATGCGTATATCAACGAACCGAATGTTCGATTTGAGCCTACCTATACTATCAACTTAATTGTTACAGATGCGGAAGCAAATGATTTTGCAAGTCGCGGACATAACATTAAACAACTAGATGAAGGTCCATCTGTCGTGTTTAAAAGAAAGGTTGATGGTCCTAATGGTATGAAAAGATCAGCACCTAGATTGTTTGATGAAGATAAGAATGAGGTTGAACTAAAGGTTGGTGATGGTTCAGAGGTTCGCGTTCAGTACAATGAGTATAGTGGTGAGAATAAATATGGTCCTTACATAGGATTAGATTTACAAGCTATTCAAATGATTAAGTGGCTACCACCTAAATCTCAAGATGGTGATGAACTTCTAGCAGCTATGCCTTCGGAGGAATTCTAATGGAACAATCCGAACTTTCAATAACAATTAATAATGTTACTTATCAAAGAAGTGAAATGGATACCGATTTAGAAAGAGATGTATTTGATGCCATTCTTTTAGCTACTGCTGAAGAAAGAAAATTAAATATCAGAATGCTTGGTATTCAATTTCAACGAAATGGAATGTGTAATACATTAGTTGGTTTAAGAAATGGCGAAGCTAATGCAGAAGATCTTGCGGAAGATACTGCTCAAGAAGAAACGGATGAAGTAGATACTACTGAATCTTAATGTTAATAGCTAGGTCAGCTAGGCAGCCTCTTATTGCGGCAACCGAAACTGATCTAGCTTTCTATTTGGAGATAGAGAAAATGGAAAGTAAATTTATTAAACACAGGCAACCATGTCCTAGTTGCAATGGTTCAGATCCTGTATCAATTAATGAAGATGGTTCAGCAAAATGTTTTAGTTGCGGAACTTTCTTTACAAACTACGAAAATCCTAATGGAGTTACTACAATTCATACAACACCTAAACAAGAAAAAACATTCTTCGATTCTTATCGAGGAACTTTTGGCGCACTTACTGATAGAGGTATATCAGAAGAGGTAGCTAAGAAGTATGGTGTTCGTGTTGTATATCATAAAGATGGTAGTGTTGCTGAACACATCTATCCTTATTATAATGGTAATGAAATTGCAGGAACTAAAACAAGGTATGTTAATAATAAAAACTTTAGAGTTACAGGAACATTTAAGGGAACAGGTTTGTTTGGTGAGCAGTTATATAAGACAGGCGGCAAGTATCTTACTATAACAGAGGGTGAATGTGATGCTCTTGCTGTTGCAGAATTAGGAATAAGAACAGCCGTTGTTTCTATTAAGCGTGGTTCAGCGAGTGCTGTTCGTGACATCAGAGAAAGCATAGAGTTTATAGAATCTTTTGAACAGGTTGTTATTGCTTTTGATAATGACAAGGCAGGTAGGACTGCGGCAAGAGATGTAGCAAGTATATTAAAACCGGGCAAAGCTAGAATCCTCAAGCTATCTGAAGGCTTTAAAGATCCTAATGATATGTTGAAAGGTAAAAAGTTTACTGAGTTTACTAAAGCATGGTTTGAAGCAAAGGTATATACACCATCAGGGATATTAGAATTAGCTAGTCGTAAAGATAAATGGCTTACAAGAGAAGTAAAACAAAGTATTGCTTTTCCATATGCAGGATTGAATCAAAAACTATATGGCTTAAGACGCGGAGAACTATTAACTTTAACAGGTGGTACAGGACTTGGTAAGAGTAGTGTCATTAGAGAATTAGAACATTGGTTAATTAAAACAACAGATGATAACATAGGTATCATGGCTCTTGAAGAGAACTGGCAACGGACAGCAGATGGTATTATATCTATTGAAGCTAACGATAGAATGTATATCAATGAAGTAAGAGAAAAGTATTCAGAAGAAGAACTATCTACTTTGTTTGACAAGACAATACAAGATGGTCGTGTATATATTCATGCTCATCTTGGTGTTAATAATATAGAAGAGATCTTTTCTAAATTAAGATATATGATTATTGGTTGTGATTGTAAGTGGATAGTAATAGACCATCTTCATATGCTTGTATCATCTATACAAGATAGTGATGAGCGAAGAGGTATTGATGTATTAATGACAAGACTTCGTAGCTTAGTAGAAGAAACAGGTGTTGGTATGATATTAGTATCACATCTTCGTAGAGTAGGCGGAGACTTAGGACATGAGAAAGGTGTTCAAGTTTCTTTGAGCCACCTTAAAGGCTCTCAAGCAATCGCACAATTATCTGATTGCGTCATTGCACTAGAAAGAAATCAACAATCAGAAGATATAACAGAAGCTAACACAACAGCAGTTCGTGTTTTAAAATCTAGGTACACAGGATATACAGGCTTTGCTTGTTCCTTACTTTATAATTCTGTAACAGGTAGACTGATTGAACTAACAGACGAGGTAACATTTAATAATGAACACACAGAATTTTAATACAGTAACATTTGATTTAGAATGTAATGGTTTAACTCCCGATACTATATGGGTAATTGTAGCTAAAGAATTTGATGGTAAAACACACACCTTTAGTTATGATAAAAAGAATATAGACGAGGGGATTAAATTCTTACAGAGTAAAGATACATTGATTGGTCATAATATTATAGGCTTTGACATACCTGTAATTAAAAAGATATATGGTGTTGATTTACTAGCAGGTAAAGAAATTAAAGATACACTTGTAATGTCACAACTATTTAATCCTATCAGGGATGGTGGTCACAGCTTAAAAATATGGGGGCATAGAGTAGGTGCATCTAAGATGGAATCACCTGAACAATGGGATAAGTTTGATGCTAAGATGATACCCTACTGCCAACAAGATGTAGTAGTTAATGAGCTTGTGTATAAAACTTTACTGCTTGAAGGTCAAGTGTTTAGTAAAGATTCAATTAGTATCGAACACGAAGTAACTAAAATACTTAGACAACAAGAAACAAATGGCTTTTATTTTGATGAGAAGAAAGCGAGACACTTATCTGCACAATTAAATAAGCGTAAGAAAGAAGTAGAAGACGAGGTTCATATACTGTTTAAACCTAAATGGGTTGATATAAAATTAGTAACTCCTAAACTTAAACAAGATGGAGAGTTATCTAAATCAGGCTTGAGTGCTTATGAGTATTCTGACATAAGGGAAACAAAAGATATGAAACCTTTTATGCGAAAGAAACTACAAGAATTTAATCTTGGTTCTCGTAAACAGATTGGTGAATACTTAAAAGACTTTGGTTGGAAACCTAATCGTTACACACCAACAGGTCAGCCTATCATAGATGAAGCTACCTTAAATAAGATTAAACATATACCTGAGGCAAAGTTAATAGCTGAGTTTCTTTTATTACAAAAGCGCATAGCACAGATTAATTCTTGGATAGATGAATCTAAAAAGAATCGAGTGCATGGTAGAGTAATATCGACAGGAACTATTACAAATCGTATGAGTCACAGAAGTCCTAACATGGCACAAGTTCCTAATATACACAGTCCTTATGGCGAAGAGTGTCGTTCTTGTTGGACTACACCTACAGGTTATAAGTTAGTAGGTATAGATGCAAGCGGATTAGAATTAAGAATGCTTGCTCATTATATGAATGATCCTGAGTACACCAACGAAATAATTCATGGAGACATACACGCTAAGAATCAAAAGACAGCAGGCTTAAAGACAAGAGATAATTCCAAGACCTTTATATATGCTTTGATGTATGGCGCAGGCGATGCTAAGATAGGCGCTGTTGTTGGCGGTAATAAAGCAACAGGTAAGCAACTAAGAAAAAGATTCTTTGATAACCAACCATCTTTTAAAATCTTAAGAGATAAAGTTATGAGTGCAGCACAGCGAAAGTTTCTTAAAGGATTAGATGGTAGGAAAGTTTATGTAAGATATGAACACGCATCTTTAAATACTTTATTACAAAGTGCAGGTGCTATCGTAATGAAGAAAGCGTTAATTATATTGAACAATAAAGCAATAGAAAAAGAATTAGATTATAAGTTTGTTGCTAACATACATGATGAGTGGCAAGTAGAAGTTAAAGATGAACACGCTGAACAGTTTGGTAAGCTAGGTGTGTTAGCTTTAGCAGAGGCAGGTAGATATTTTAAACTTCGCTGTCCTTTAGATGGGGAATATAAAATTGGGGAGGCTTGGCATGAAACACATTAAACCACATTGTAGAATCTGTGATGCTGAACTTACTGATGATAATTGGTATCCTTCTAGGAGTGGTAAAGGTCGTTCAAAAAGAACCAAAGAATATAAATGTATACCTTGTTTTGATTATGTAAGATTAAAAAATAGAATTAAGAAAGGAGAAAGATCTCCTAGTTTAATTGCTAAATTTTTTGGTGGTAAACATAAGGCTGAGTATAACTCTGTTAAAGAAGGGGATGTTTATATTATTATTAATCCTGCTTGGGAAGGGTGGATTAAAGTAGGCATGGCTCTTGATGCACAAGATAGATTAAAGTCTTATCAAACAAGTAGTCCATTGAGAGATTATAAATTAAAGTATAAGAAATATTTTAAAGATAGAAAGAAAGCAGAACATACAGCACACGATTTACTAGACAAAGAATCATTAGATCGAAATGGTGAATGGTTTAAAATAACACAAATAAAAGCAAGAGGTATAATAGAAAGCATATGAAAAAATTAGATACATTAGTACAGGATATTTATGATAAGATAGATGTAATTGCAGATGGAAAACAATTAGATGTCTCAGAAGAAACAATAGATAAGTTTGGAGACTCTATGAAAGAAGCACTCAGAGGGTGGCTGACTCCTAGAGAAAATCAAAAGCCTACTCTTAGAATGTCTAACATTGGTAAGCCTGAAAGACAGTTATGGTTTGATATAAATTCAGAACAAACTGCGCAAAACCATAGCGCATCTACCATGATTAAGTTTTTGTATGGTCACCTGTTAGAAGAGTTAGTATTGTTCTTAGTAAACCTTGCAGAACACGAAGTAACTTCACAACAAAAGGAAGTTAAAGTTAAAGGTATACTAGGACACATGGACTGTAAGATAGATGGTGAAGTTGTTGATATTAAATCAGCTTCTCGTTTCGCCTTTCAGAAATTTGTCAATGGTACACTAGCTGACTCAGATCCTTTCGGTTATCTCGGACAGCTAACAGGTTATGAAGAAAGCGAGGGTACAAATCAAGGCGGGTTCTTAGTTATTAATAAAGAATCAGGAGAACTTTGTTTGTTTAATCCCGAAGAACTTGACAAACCAAATATCAATGCTAAAATAGAGAGTACAAAGAAAGCAGTTAAAAGAAAAACCCCACCTAAAAAATTATGTTACAAGCCTGTAGCTGATGGCACATACGGCAACTATAAAATTGCTAACCCTTGTAATTATTGCCCACATAAATTTGTTTGCCATAAAGATTCTAATAGTGGTAAAGGCTTAAGAGTTTTTCAATATGCCAGAGGACTTTCTTATTTCACAGAAGTCAAGAAAGAACCTAATGTATCAGAGGTAACAAATAGATATGCGTAAGCCTAGAAAAATTAGACCTAAAGCTAAAGGACTACCTAAAGGATATGATTCTAAATGGGAGTATGAACTACACCAAAACGAATTAAAAAATTGGGAACACCATAGAGGATTGATTGAATACTCAATCCCTCATGTGTATCACCCTGACTTTATAAAAGTAATTAATGATAAGATAATATACCTTGAAGCAAAGGGTAGGTTTTGGGATTATGCTGAGTATAATAAATACAAATGGGTGAGAGAATATTTACCTGAGGATTGTGAGTTAGTGTTTTTATTCTCAGATCCTTATGCGCCTATGCCTGCTGCTAAGAAAAGAAAGAACGGAACTAAACGAAGCCATGCTGAATGGGCAGAGAAAAATAACTTCAGATGGTTTGATAAAGATAATTTACCTAAGAAATGGAGAGAGGAATGAACGGACAAGACAGATTAAAAAGTATATTAAAAGAGGGAGACTATGTTTTCCTAGATGAAGAGGATGTTGGTGATGCTGTTAATCACCCACCACATTATAACAATGGCAAGATAGAATGTATAGAAGCAATCGAAGCCATGTTAACACACGAAGAATTTGTAGGCTACCTAC